GTACGAGGGGCTTGAAGAATATGCAATATTGTTCATATACGCTTTGTTTTGTACTAAGCGCAGAAAGGACAATTTGAGATACTATGAAACAGGTCTGTTAGAGATCGCACGAAAGAACTTCAAAACGTTCACTTCGGCGGTCATTTTTATTATCGGACTGCTGACAGAGCCGAAGTTCAGCCGTTTTTTTAGCGTGGCTCCTGACCTGCGGCTTTCCAGCGAGTTGCAGGTCGCAGTCAAGAAGATAATCAAATCAAGTCCCTGCCTTGCAGACGAAAAAATATTCAAGCTGTTGCGGAAGGAGATACGCTGTAAGCTGACTGACTCAGAATATACTCCTCTTGCATATTCGCAGGACAGAATGGACGGAAAGCTTGCAAATATGTTCCTGGCGGATGAGTGCGGAGCAATGGATAACTACCCGATAGAAGCAATGCGTTCCTCACAAATAGTCCTTAGGGAGAAGCTCGGTATCATCATATCGACACAGTACCCTAACGAGAACAACGCTATGCTTGAGGAGATAGACAACGCAAAGAAGATACTTGACGGACTTCGGAGCGGTAAGGTGTTTGCACTGCTTTATGAGCCGGATGATGAATACAAGACCGGCGATATGTGGATGACATCTGACATAGCGCTGTATCAGGCTAATCCGGTAGCATACGCACATGAATACGTCATGGATGATCTCAGAGAGAAGCGACAGGCTGCTATCAACTACGAGAATAAGCGTGAAAATTTCCTATGCAAGCACATGAACATCCTTTACAAGGGACTTGGTGTTGAGGGATTTGTTGAGATAACAAAGGTCAGGATGTGCAGTTCTGCTCCGGATGTTGGGTTCTGGAGCGGCAGACAGGTATATATCGGGCTTGATCTCTCTCAGACGGATGATAATACATCCGTTGCAATGGGGACATATGACCCGGAGCAGGATATTATCTATGTCAAAGTCTGGGGATTTATACCGGCTGACCGCATCGACGAGAAATCTCAGCGTGAAAAGGTTGACTACAGGAAGCTTATAGAGCAGGGAGAATGTTTTGCCTGCGGTGATGAGGTCATTGATTATAGTTTTGTTGAGCGGTTCATACAATCCCTGCCGGAGCAGTATGGAGTGGAGATAATGCAGCTCGGCTTTGACCGCTATAACGCTATCTCAACGGTACAGAAGCTTGAAAGCGGAGAGGAACCTATCGAATGTGTCGAGATAAAACAGCACAGCAGTGTGCTGCATCGTCCTACTAAGCTTCTCAGAGAGCGGATCCTCAGTCAGAAGTTCCGTTATGATGCAAGTCTAATGCTTGAGATCAACTTCGAGAATGCCCGATGCACCAAGGATACAAACCTCAATCAATATGTCAACAAGAAAAAGTCCGCCGGCAAGGTCGATATGGTCGTATCGATTATAAATATGCTCTATCTCTTGCAGGTGGACGTTCTTGATAATATCAATGACAGCTTCGGATGTCAGATAATATGAAGGGAGTGATAAAAATAGGATTTTTCAGAAAAAGAAAAAAGCAGGAGATCAGAGCGGATACCGGTGCGAATAACGAAGTCTCTATACTGACATTCTTCGGTATCACTGGAGAGCTTACCAGGGAGGCAGCACTGAGCATACCGACAGTTTCCGCTTGTATCAACAAGATAGGGGAGACGATATCCCGCCTGCCGGTGAAGCTGTACCGGAAGGACGAGGAGCAGGTCACGGAGATATTTGACGACAGCAGGCTGAAACTGCTGAATGGCAATACCGGAGACACTCTCAGCACTGTGGATATGTGGAAGGCGGCGGTAGAGGACTATTATCTCGGCAGTGGAGCATGGATATTTGTCAACAGCGATATGTTGAGAGTACGGAGCCTGCATTATATCGACAGCCGGAACGTGAGTATCATGTGCAATACAGATCCCATATTCAAGGCATTCAGAGTGCAGGTGAATGCACAGATGTACTACGATTTCCAGTTTATCAAGCTGCTGAGAAAGACACGGGACGGATATACCAATATCCCGTTGCAGGAGGAAGCTTCCTCGGTGCTGTCAGCGGCCTGGAACGCTCTGAAACTGGAAAATATGATGAATTCCAACGGTGGGTGCAAGCCGGGCTTCCTGAAATCTAAAAACCGCCTTTCTGATGCCGCAATAGCAGCTATCAAGGAAGGATACCAGAAGGTCTATGACAATGAGCAGAAGCGTGACAAGATAGTCGTGCTGAATGACGGAGTAGACTTCGAGGCGATATCCTCTACAGCGGCAGAGCTCCAGATGAATGAGAACAAGAAGACCAACAGCATTGAGATATGCAAGCTCTTCGGGTTCCCTCATACAGTCATTGATGGCGGTGCCTCTGATGATGACAACAAGAAGTTCATATCTGCGGTGATAGCTCTCCTGAATCAGATCGAGACGGAGCTCGATAACGTTCTCCTGCTGGAATCAGAAAAGGAGCAGGGCTACTACTGGGCCTTTGACACTAAAGAGCTTACCCGTGGCAGTCTCCTTGAACGTATGCAGGCTTATGAGATCGCCAAGCGAAACAACATTTTGCAGGTGGATGAGATTCGCCGGGAAGAGGACTATGAGCCTCTCGGCTTCAACTATATCACCCTCGGTCTTGCCGATGTTCTTCTGGATCCTGCTACAATGAATGTATTCACACCGAATACAGGACAGACAAAGAACCTGCTTACTGGTGAGGAAAGGGCTGAGCTGCGAGGCTGGATAACCAAAGGCGGAAGGCATATTCTTATTGGAGATGACGAAGGCGGTTCTTCCGGCGGAGCAGGCGGAAAATCTGCGAAAAAGGTTGACAAATCCAATGAAAGTGGTATAATAGACGATGAAAGTGACCTCAAAGAACTGAAGAAAGCTATTGCTGACGGTAAAATAACAACAAAGCTTAATAAAAAAGCTCAATCAGCTCACAAAAAAGGTTCTGAGGAATATAATAAGCGTATTGCAAACGGTGAATTACCAAGTTACACTGAAATGAGTAATATGGAAATTCAGAAAATCATTAATAATAATATCCTCAAAGGAGATGTGCGTAAATATAAGGACGGACAGTTCCGTGAGGTAATAAAAACAGATGATTTCAAAGGTATGTATGGCGATAGAGAAACTGGAAAGTATATTCCCACAAACAGAGGAACAATCCATTATTCTAAAGCTGGAACTCACATAGTACCTGCTGCGCCTATCAAGTAAGGAGGTTATCAATGGTTGATTCTTTGACACTTTGTAAAGCTCAAAATCATAAGGTTAAACTTATCGAAGAAGACGGAACAGAACATATCGGAATTGCAGATTTTTATGAATCTGAATATGACAGCGGATATGGTGTTGCCGGAATCGGGATAAAAGGCGATTTATGTTTTAGAGCTGACGAAATCAAAAGCATTGAAATACTTGATTAACCGTTCTCACTGAGAGCGGTTTTCTTATACCCATTTGAAGGAGTTGATAAAATGAAAATCGAAGTAAGAGCTGACGGTCTGCATATCAGTGGCTACGTCAACGTCACAGGCAAACTGAGCAGGCCCGTGATAACTCCCAGAGGCAAGGTCCTTGAAACTATCGAGGAGAGAGCTTTCAGCGAGGCAATCAAGAAGAACGGGGATGTTACAGTCCAGCTCGACCATGATTCCGGCCACGCATATGCGAGGACATCAGACAGCACTCTTGTGCTGAAGGAGGACGCTATCGGCCTTCATGCCGATGTGCTTATCACAGATGAAACGGTCATCGAAATGGCTCGCAAGGGCAAGCTGAGAGGCTGGTCCTTTGGTATGTTCAACGTTAAGGACGAAATGGAGAGCCGAGGTGCTGACGAGCTGCCGATAAGGCACGTCAAGAGCCTCGAACTGGATCATGTGTCACTGATAAAGGATAAGGTCCCCTGTTATGCTGCAACCTCGGTAGAGTGCCGTGCAGGCGGTGACATCGACATGGAACTGCGTTCACTCGATATTGAGCCGGAGCTGGTTATCGAGAATAAGCCTGACTTTACGGAGTATGAGAACAGGCTGAAAGCACTTGGATAATCACAAAGTGCAGTCAACTGCACACTAATACGTTAAAAAGCACCTTTATAGGTGCTATTTTTATACCCATTTAAAGGAGGAAAAATCCATGAAGAAACTTATCGAAAGAAGAGCCGGACTTGCTGCCCTTCTCAATTCCATGCTGGAAGCTGTAAAGACCGAAAACAGAGCCTTTACAGAAGAGGAGGCTAAGAAGTTTGACGAGACAGAGGCTGAGATCAAGCAGCTTGATGCTACTATCAAGGCCGAGGAGAGAGCAAAGAACATCACAGAACTTCCTGTATCTCAGACTGCACCTAAGACTGAGCAGCTCACACAGGAGCAGATCGAGGAGAGAGCTTTCGCCGACTTCATCAATGGCAAGATCACAGAGATGAGAGCAGGCGAGCAGAACATTGACTGGACAAACGGTGCATCAACTGTACCGACTACAATTGCAAAGCGTATCATCGATGCAGCAGTTGATATGTGTCCTATCCTCGCCGGAGCTGAGGTGTACCACGAAAAAGGCACACTTAAGATCCCGAAGTGGACAAAGGCGAATAGCACCCATGATGTGACAGTAGCTTATGCAACTGAGTTCACTCCACTCACAGCTGACAGCGGCAAGTTCACATCGGTGGATCTTGGCGGATATCTTGCAGGTGCTCTCGTTCTTATCGGCAAGAGTGTAATCAACAGCTCTGCGATCAATGTTACAAATTTTGTCATCAATAAGATCGCTGAAAAGGTTGCACAGTTCCTTGAACAGGAGCTGCTCAAGGGATCCGGTTCTTCCGCAGCCCAGGGCGCTACCAAGACAAGCAATGTGGTGACTACCGGTACTGCGCTTACTATCGGTCTGGATGATCTTATTGCAGTCCAGGCTGCTGTAAAGCAGAAGTATCAGAAGAATTCCTGCTGGACAATGACATCCAATACTTTCACAGCACTCAAACAGCTCAAAGACGGTGATAACAGACCGCTCATTCAGCCGGATGTTACAGCAGAATTCCCGTTCCGACTTCTCGGCAAGCCTGTGCATCTTTCTGACAATATGGATGAGATCGGCGGCAACAAGCTTGCTATCCTTTACGGCGATTACAGCGGACTTTCCGTGAACTTCCGTGAGGATATCGGTATTGAGATCCTTAGAGAAGCGTATCACGCTCAGCACGCCATCGGTATCGATGCGTGGTTCGAGTTTGACTCTAAGGTCACAGATGAGCAGAAGCTCGCAGTGCTCAAGGTAAAGGCATCATAATCAAATACAGCGGACAGGACTTTCCTGTCCGCCTAATAATATCAGAAAGGCGGTAGAGATATGAAGATAAGTGAACTCACACCGGCGATAGTCAAAGACTACTGCGGTATCTCAGACAGTGACAGTGATGATATCATCACAGCGCTCATATCTGCCGCAAAGGCATATATCAAAGGTTATACCGGTCTCGATGATAATCAGTGTGATGAACATGAAGATCTCACCATAGCCTGCATGGTACTGGTCAATGATATGTTCACGCAGAGAGACTATACGCTCAGCCTTCACCGGCAGGTAGCTCCCACGGTAAAGACCATACTCAGTATGTATGCCGTGAATCATCTGGGGTGATATTATGGCATACAACAAGAAGATCGAGATACAGTACTATACCGAGGAGCAGGATGATATCGGAAATGATATCCCCGTGTGGACTACTCTTTTCAGGCCCTGGGCAGAGGTCAACTGCACCGGCGGAAAGGAGTACTATGCAGCAGCTCAGGTCAATTCCGAAAACGATATGCTTTTCAAGATTCGGTATTCCTCCTGCATGGAGGGGAAACTCCCTTCTGAGTTGAGAATAGTTTACAAAGGCCTTATCTATGATGTCAAGCATATAGACGACTTTATGGAGCAGCACAGGGAGCTCATTATAAGGGCGGAGCAGCTCAATGGAGGTGTTCGGAATGAGCAATAGTATATCACCTGATGAACTTGTACAGACACTTGTTGATTATTGTGCAGGCTATACGGCAGAGATCAAGGAGAGAGTCGGTGATAGGATAAAGGATATCGGCGAAGAGGCACTTGCAGAGGTAAAAGAGTTATCACCTGTTTATGAAGGGGATAATAAGAATACTCCGAGAGGTGCATACCGCCGTAACTGGACTTACCTCATCGAGAAAGAGCGAGGCGAGATCAAGGTCACCGTCCATGTAAAGGGAAAACACTATCGCCTTACACATCTTCTTGAAAAAGGCCACCTTAACCGTGACGGTACAACAAGATCGAAGGCTATACCTCATATCAGTATAGCTCAGGAGCACGCTAATAAGAAAGCAGAAAAGCTGCTGGAGGGACTGTAATGGAACTCAGCGAGATAAAATCCAAACTTGACACAATAGGTATTCCTGTAGCCTATATGATGTTCAACAAACCTCAGAAACTGCCGTTCATGGTGTACTATGAATCTGGTACGGATATCCGGGGAGCTGATGATCTGGATCTCTTACGGGAAACTGAAATAACGGTTGAACTGTATACAGACAGAAAGACACCGGCTCTTGAACGGCAGATAGAATCCCTTTTTGCGGACAGGGAGATAGAAAAGTCCGCAGACACATACCTGAAGGATGAAAAGATGTTCATGACAGCATTTTCATTCGATACAATTATCAAGACTGGAGGATATGATAATGGGACACACACAGACTAAGGAGCTCAATAGAATAGTCCTGGGCTCAATGGATTTCTACGTTGTCGAGTTCACGGGCACTATCCCTGCCGATACAGCTATCGAGACAGAGGCTAATATGATAGGCAGAACAAAGAACGGTGCCACCGTGCGTTATGATGCTACATGGTATCTTGCTGAATCAGATGACGGTAAGGCCAAGAAGCGCAAGCTCACCGGTGAGAACGCATCTATAAGTTACGGCAATATCACATGGAACGGCAATACTCTCAAAAAGCTCATAGCCACTGCAAGAGTTACAGAGGCAGAGGGTAAGCGTACTACAAAGATAGGCGGAGTATCTAATGATGACGGAAAGCGCTATCTTATCAGAGGAGTACACAAGGATCCTGTTGACGGCGATGTCCGTATAACCGGTATCGGAGTCAATACCGGCGGCTGGGAGGCGGCATGGTCCCCTACGCAGGAAACGATCATTACTCCTACCTTCGAGCTTGAGCCTAAGCTCGATACTGAGGGAACACTGCTTATCCACGAAGAGGAGATAGTTGAGACTACTCCTGCATCCACAGGCACATAATTGATATATCAGGGCAGGTGAAATATCCTGCCCTTTTTTCGTAAAGGAGAATAACTATGAGACGTTTTGAATTTACTCTCGATAACGGAACAACTCTTACCATAAAGCCGCCTACACTCAGGCAGTATTACAAGGGACTTCTCAAAGCAAAGAACGACCCGCAGCTTTTTGGCTCAGTTGCTGAGATATGCAACGCCAATGACGAGGGGATAGAGATCACAGAGGAATACGTTATCGACAATTTTAATACCGATGACCTGAGCAGATTTCTTAAAGAGCTGTCGGCATGGGTCAAAGGTGAAAGAGAGTCAGACCCAAACTGATGCTGCCTTATTACCCTGAGAGTGGGGAAAATAAGGCTTTTTTTACTAACAGCTCAGGCGATATCAAAATAGTATCTGACTATACAAGACTTAGCTTTCAGGCAGTCGAGGATATGGATATTTTTGATTACTACGGCTATCTTCACGATGCTGTAGTATGGAATTGCAGTAAGACAAAGCCCGGAAGGGAATACCTTGAAAATGCTTACTATTATCAGCAGACAGAGCCTGACCGTGAGGCACTGAGGAGGTTCAGCAATGGCAAATAAAAAAATAAAGGGCATAACTATTGAGATCGGAGCTGATACTCTTGGCCTTGACAAGGCTCTCAAAGGAGTTGAGCAGTCAAGCAAAAAAGCGTCAGATGAGCTCCGTGAGGTCAATAAGACAATAAAGACAGCAGGTGATTCCGCTGTACTCTGGCAGCAGAAACAGAAGCTGCTGACTGATGCTCTTGAGGGCAGCAGAGAAAAGCTGAAACTTCTCGAAAATGCTCAGGAGCAGGTGAAAAAACAGCTTGACAGCGGTGCTATAAACGGAGAACAGTATCGAGCTTTCGAGCGTGAAGTGGAGTATGCCCGCAAAGAAGTAAGCAAGTACGAAACAGGTCTTGAAGAGGCTAATGACAAGGTCAGAGAGCTCGGTGATGAATCCGGCAATACTGCAAAGGATGTCCAGAACCTTGGAGACATGGCAGAGGATACAGCAAACGGCGGTATCTCAGCGATGACTGTCGCTCTCGGCGAGCTTGTAGCAGACGGTATAAAGCTTGCAGGCAGGGAACTGAAGGACTTCACGACTGACGTTGTAAAGACAGGGATGAGCTATGAGGCATCCATGTCAAACGTTCAGGCACTTTCAAAAGCTTCCTCAGCAGAAATGGAGAAGCTTTCAGCTAAGGCCGAGGAAATGGGAGCGACAACAAAGTATACTGCTGCGGAATCCGCTGACGCTTTCGGCTATATGGCACTTGCAGGCTGGAAAGTTGAGGATATGCTCAACGGTATCGACGGAGCGCTTAACCTTGCAGCGGCCTCAAATATGGACCTTGCAAAAGCATCAGATATAGTTACAGATTATCTTACAGCATTTGGTTTGACATCAAGCGATTCAGCTCACTTCGTTGACATGATGACCTATGCAATGGCAAATTCAAATACTACAACTGAGATGCTTGGGGAGGCATATAAAAACTGTGCTGCAACATCAGCATCTTTGGGGTATTCTGCCGAAGAGACTACAGCTGTCCTCATGACTATGGCAAATGCAGGCATCAAGGGCGGAGAGGCCGGAACGGCTCTCAATGCTATCATGACACGTCTTGCTACAGATACGAAGGGATGTGCTTCTGCACTTGCTGAGTATGGTGTTGATGTATACGATACAAAGGGCGAGATGCAGAGCCTTTCAAGTATACTTGAAGGAGTTTCCGGTGTATGGGAAACGCTCAGCGACCAGCAGCAGGCGAATATGGCTAAGACTCTTGCAGGAACAAATCACTATGCAGCATTGCAGACAATAATGAACGGCCTGTCAGATTCTGCCAAAGAAAGTGAAATGTCATTTGGAGATTATGCAACTGCTCTTAAAAACTGTGACGGTGCCGCCTCTGATATGTCCACCACAATGATGGACAATCTCCAGGGCGACATGACACTCCTCAGCAGTGCAGTGGACGGCATGAAGATACGTCTCGCAAAAGAGCTGAATCCGGCTATGAGAGATGTTGTGCAGTATATAACGAAGAATGTTCCTAATGCTGAAAAAGCTATAGCAGGCATATTTAAAAAAGGCGCTGAGGGTACTATATTTGTTATCAAGCATCTTCCGACAGCAATATCATTGCTGAAAAAAGCAACACCGATTATTGTCGGTGTAGGAGCTGCTTTTGCTGCATGGAAAATAGCAGGAACGGTTGATAAAGCAGTAAAGTCTATATCAGAGTTGAATATGGTAATGCTTGCTAATCCTGCCGTAGCTGTTACAGCCGGAGTTGTAGGTCTAACGGCAGCTATAACAGCGCTCGCTATCGCATCCAAGGAGGCAGGAGATAACGAATTATCAATTGCCGATGAGGTAGCCAAGAAGTATGAAGAAGAGCATCAGGCTGTTGACGATCTCCGCAGCAGTATGAACTCAATGAAGGATGATTTCAACAAGCGTGCCGGTGATATAGAAAGCGAATCTAAGCGGACAGAGGACCTCTGGAAGGAGCTCGACAGTCTTACAGATTCCACCGGAAAGGTACAGGATGCTGATAAAAAGCGTGCAGAGTATATCCTCGGTGAGCTCAACGAGGCCTTGAATACAGAGTATACAATGACCGGCAACCAGATAGACCGATACAAGGAAATGGAAGCTGAGATTGATACTCTTATCGAGAAGAAAAAAGCAGCGGCAATGCTTGACAGCTTCATAGAGCAGGATGCTGAATATACCAAGGCACAGAAAGAGGCTCTGGAAGCATATGAGCAGGCAGGAGTGAAGTCTGATCAGGCAAAGATTGATTTATCAGGCTATTTCTCACAGCTTAAAAGAAGAGGAATTGTTTCTGGAAATGATGTTATGTCCGCAGGATGGCTTCAAGATCAGATTAATACACAAGGTGTTTTCTATAGTAGTGATAAAAAAGAAGATGCAGAAATAAAGGAATTGATCCGAAATTACTTAACCGCTTTAGCTGAATACGAAGAAAATCAAAACATAATGAGCGAACAGCAAAGTAATTATCAGACAGCAATTGAATATCAGCAGAAGCTTCACGATGCTGAAGCTGCATATGCTCAGGGTAATTATTCTGATGTGTCGAACATCCTTTATAGTTCTAACAATGATGCTGCATTACTGAAGGCTGAGACGGATCTTGATAAAAGAAATGCCATATTTGCGGAAATGCTGAAGAAATCACGAAAGGGAATAGAGCTTGCCCTAAAGTCTGACAGCGAGTATGCAGTAAAGGATGCTATCGAAGGGCTTGAAAAGACGGTTGAAGCCGGACAGATCGCAAGCGTTGATATCGGAAAGGCTTTCAAGGCCAACTTCGGAGACGAGGTACAGACAATGCTTGATAAGGGCTGGGATATTTCAGATCTTTCAAGCTGGGCAAAAAACAGCGGATTGAAAACAGGAGATGTATTCAAGGACGATTACAGGACAGTTGTCCAGAAGCAGATAGACAGGGGCTTTGATATACGGGAGCTTGTTATCTGGGGAGCAAACTCAGGAGAGACAACAGGTAATAACTACGATGAGAGATTTGAAAAAAGTGTACAGGATGCACTTAATGAGTTCTATCCGGATGCAGAAGCTCTCATGGACTGGGCACGGGAAAAAGGTATGGCGATCGGAGAGATTCTCGGAGAAAAGATCGGCGAGTACTGTATCCCTGATATCGCTGATAAGATTGGAGAATTTGCATCAGTAACCACCATCAGTAGTGCATGGGATGCTCAGCTTGCAGCACAGGGAAGATATAGAACTGGTGTCCGCTTTATGGCAGACGGCGGATATCTCCGAAGCGGACAGGCAGTAGTCGCAGAAGCAGGGCCGGAGCTCCTGGAGATAATGAATGGCGGAGTCAAGGTAACACCGCTCACAGGAACATCAAGAAGCACTCCTGTACAAAACTCCGGAGCAGGGCAGAAGATAGTTTCTATCACCAACAAGATATACGCAAATATAACAAGCAAGTATGATGTCAGAAGACTTGCTGAAGATCTTGCGGCAGAGGAACGTATTTTAGAAATGGCGAAAGGGCTATGATATGAGCAGATTTATATTTAACGGTCACGATAGTGAAGATCTCGGAATAATGATAAGGAAGCCGATAGTGCGTCCGACATGGGGCAATGAATATGCAGAAGCAGCACTTGCCGGAGGCCTGAGAAAGCTCATGCAGAAGTCGAATTACTATGACAATGCAAGTCTTACGATAGAGGCATATGTGCATGAAGCGACGCAGGAAAAAATGAGACAGATATACAGTGTGCTCAATGGAGAAGGCAAGCTGTGGATATCGACTGCTCCGGAAGAATACATAGACGTTATCATGTCTCCTCTGATACCTGAGGCGGTGGCTCTGCTTTCTGCGGAGCTGCCGATAAATATGACTTGCCTGCCTTTTGCATACGCAGTATCACCGACAGAGCTTGATCTCACAGCAGCAACAGACTATATGACTGTGCCGAATGCAGGAACGATGTATTCCGCTCCTGAGATAAGATTTGTCCCGACAGCGGAGCAGGTGACGGTAAACGTCAACGGCAAGGAATTTATAGTGTCTGGTTTATCAGAGCAGGTATCAAATCAGAATACAGCAGTTATAGACTGCGATCTCGAAGTAGTTTATTACATAAGCGGAGACCAGAAGATAGACATTACCTACAAATCAAAGTACAATTTCCCCCTGCTGCATACCGGTGATAACTATATCAAGCATGACGGAAACATCAGCAGCATGAGCGTGAATGTGAAAGAGAGGTGGCTGTGATGACAGGAACAGGCGCACAGGCAGATCCATTTATAGTTGATAATTGGCCGGATATTGTGACAGCAATAGGAACTAACGATGCTTACGTCGAGTTATCTGAAGGCGGCGGTGTTATAGACATGAATAATATAGCCCCTACTGGAATACCTGAGATATCTGTTCGTTGCAAATCAATAAATGGCAATGATTGGATTATTCAAAATCTATACTGCAAAGGCCATGCTGCCTTTATCACACAATACGGTAAGTATGTAAGCATAGACCGTTTGCACTTCTTGGATTTTTACTTTGATGATGAAGGAAAGAAAATTAAACTCGGTACAGTATTCGGCAATAGTGGCGATGACCGTCAAGGATATTATTTTAATGAGTGCCAGTTATCAGGAATTATGAACTGTACTTACTATAATTCTGACGTATACAAAAGGAATAGCCTATTTATTCAGGATAATTATTGGTTAAAATGCAGATTGATACGCTGCGCTATCAACGTGAAGTTGGATGGATATGCTGTGCTGCTAAATGGTAGCAACTATATACACGAGGATAATCGTGTTGAATACTGTAATATAAAAGTATCTGGCAACTCCCCGGTGTGGACAGAGGATGGTGACTATCGCAATTGCCTTATATCAGGATCTTCCGCTGCTGCTGCGTTTGATGCGAAACGAGGTTCTTCAAATTTCAACGTTGTCAACGTTGATTTTTCTAATGCAAGTAATTTTGAATGTATAGGACGTTCTGGTGCAGTTAATTTAATTAATACGGACTTGTTACCTAATGGAGCAACGATTGGTACGGGATTTATCGGAGTTACCACAGAACAGCTGCACGATGCTGCCTACCTTGCCAGTCTTGGCTTCCCGATAGGAGTTGATTAAAGCATGGCCTGGGAAATTATTGACGGCAATATCACAAATGATGAGTTTATTCCTCAACCGGATACATATATGTCCAGGCCTTACCCTCACGCTCTTTGGCGAATAGATGCAACACGAAACAGGGGCTATCCTTATAACGAACTTATGATCGGTATTACCGGAATAGATCTTAAATCTCTTGAACGAGAACACGTTATCAGATCTTATGATATGCATGAGCCACAGGACGGGTTCGACGGAAACGGACTCGCTGTCCTTAATCCCTTGAGCTGTACATCGATACATAACGACGAGCGCTGGGACGTTGAGCTCCGGCATCCTCTTGATGACTGGGGAAAGTGGAAAACACTGCTTGTCAACAACATCCTTAAGGTATCAGGGCAGCTATTCCGAATTGATATATCGCAGCCGTCTATTGGAGCAGAAGGCCGTGAAATGTACGTCCATGCGAAGCACATCACCTGTGATATGGCTGATATGTTGATAACGTTCGCAACATTTCCGGGCGGCGATGCATCTGACTTCATGGACTTTTGCTTCAGTGCCGTGGAGAAGGCCGGGCTTCCAGGGTATGAGTATTATGAATTTGAAGGCTACTCCGATATAAGGACGGAGTCCGGACAGGACGAGATCGTTAATACTTCTCTATGGGCCGCAATGGTAGGAGCTGATAACTGCCTCAAAAATAAGTACGGCGGAGAGCTGTACCGGAATAATTTTTACTTTTCGATCAATCAAAGAATGCAATATGCTAAGGATAATGCATTCTATTTGCGCTATACACTTGATATGACCAGTATCAAGCAGAGAGTAGATTATACCGATTGCTGCACAAATCTGGCCTGCTATGATAATTACGGCAATTACTGGGGCATCTCCACTGTAGCGCCGACTTTTGCACTTCATCATCCGATCATGCGGATGGTACAGTTTAATTACTCGGAGTTCGAGGGCTCTATGGATAAGCTCACTGCTGACGGATATGCGTATTGGCAGAAAGTCAACACTCCGAAAATCACCTATGAAGTGCAGATAGCATCTCTTAAGAATGATCCGAGGTATAAAGAGTTTGTCGGGCTCCAGAACTACAACTACGGGGATTCCGGCACGATTTACTGTCCGGAATTAGAGATAGAGACTACTCAGCGAATTACCGAGGTCGAGAAGGATGAGCTGACAGGAGATATTACCCGTATGCTGCTCGGAAATCTCCGGGAATCACTCGCACGTCCTTCATATATGGGAAGTACCATATCTACCGGCAGAAGCGTAGAGGATAAACAGAATAGGGCAAATCAGAATGCTATAATGTCTCAGAGCATAAGTGGAACGGAATCATTCTGCATATCGGCTCTCGAAATGAGGAATATCAATCAGCTGGAGGGGAAATAAATGGCAACGACATATACAGAAAACTATCATCTTGGAAAACAGGAAAATCATGCGGACAAGTTTGATATGAAGGTAATAACTGACAATATGGATAAGATCGATGAAGCGCTTGGTGATAAAGCAGATAATAGTAATTTGAACGCAAATTATATCGGGCTCGGAAATGTTGAAAACAAATCCAGTGCTGCTATCAGGAGCGAAATAACAGCCTCCAACGTCACATCTGCACTGGGTTTCACTCCACTGAATGCTAACAGCCTTCTTGCACAGGACTATTCTGTTGATGATCCGCTTTGGGCTAACGGGATGATAGATACGACTACACATGAGATCGTAGAATCAACAAAGCAGTGTATCACTAAACTTATGGCCGTACCGGATGGTGAGATATACGTCGGATGCAATGAGGGGTATCAGGTGCAGGTAGTATGGTATCAAGGGGACACATACGACACCCTGGCTGCTTATCGCTATACACCAATGCGATCATGGATAAGAAATGCGGCAAATCATTGTCGTGTAATGGTGAGAAAAAATCCAGCAACAGACATCACTCCGGAGGAGGCATATGCTAACGTCATAATAACTCCTCACAGCATAGTAGAGCATAGCACAACATGGGCTTCTGGTTCAATCAATAGCAATACCGGAGCAGAGGCAACACAGAACAAGCGCATTCGGTCAAGCTATATCCCGATAGGAAACGGAATAAAAATCACTGTTCCGAGCGGTGGTAAAATTCTGCCGATAATGTTCAAAGATCAAACTCCAACTGTAGAATACTCTGTAGCCTTTCAGACTCAGAGCTTTACTATATATCCTCAGAAAGATACTCAATATGTTCGTTTAGTATTTGGATACACAGCAGAAACTGAAATCACTGACACTGGTGTACACGCACAGGTCCGACTTGATTACGTTGAGGGGAATGCGAAATGGTACGCTCTTGGCGATAGCATTACACAGGGATATCATTCAGTAGGTTCGAGTATTGGTGTTACTCCGTTATCGTGGGTGAATGTTGCCGCTAATAAAACAGGCCTCAATCTTCGGAATCTCGGTGTAGGAGGCAGTGGCTTTGCTGTAGCCGGAACACAGCTCGACAAGCTTAGCGCAAAAGACCATGTTGATAGCATTGATTTCAGTGGAGCTGACCTTGTAACTATAGCTTACGGGGTCAACGACTGGAAGTACAATGCGGTGCGTGGAGACATTAACAGCGCAGTAGGCGACGGTACGATCTGCGGCAACATGAGATATATCATCGAGAAAATACTCGGTGACAATCCGCTTGCAAAGATCATTATTCTTACCCCGTTGAACTGCTGGGGAACTACGAAAGATTATGGAGACCAGTCTACCAACTACGGACTTGGTTACAGTTTCAGCAATAGTGGAACGTTGGAGCAGGTGTATCAGGCACTTGTTGCTGTTGCTGAATACTACGGCTTGGAAATCATAGACTTGACGCACAATAGTGTTATTAATCGCATATCTCTGCCGTCATTGTTGGATGATGGTGTTCATCCGACAATTCCGTGCCATACTCAGCTGGGAACTGAAATTGCTCGTAGAATCTGGTATGAGGAGGTGAAATAATGGAAAAGCTCATACAGATGATAACAGCGATCATAGCCGCAGTCTGCGGTTTCCTCTGGGGCGAGGCTGACGGCCTGCTGTACGCTCTGATTGCATTTATGACTATCGACTACATCACAGGGGTGATAGTAGCCGTGATACAGCACGTTCTGAGCTCTGAGATAGGATTCAAAGGAATTGCAAAAAAAGTCGCTATACTCACACTTGTTGCCGTCGGGCATATTCTTGATGTCCATGTCCTCGGCGGCGGAGCGGTCTGCCGGTCGGCAGTCATAGGATTCTATCTCGCAAATGAAGGAATAAGTATACTTGAAAACGCAGGGGAGCTGGGACTGCCGCTTCCGAAAAAGCTCATAGCTGTGCTTAAACAGCTGAAGGATAAGGAGGATAATGACGATGAAAAAAGGAATTGATGTTTCACGGTGGCAGGGCGACATCGACTGGACTAAGGTCAGGGAGGCCGGCATAGAGTTTGCTATAATAAAAGCCGGAGGCTCGGACGACGGATTCTATACTGATTCCAAATTCGAGAAGAATTATAAAGGTGCAAAGGAGGCTGGTATATCAGTCGGTGCATACTACATAGTCGGCTCCAAATGCGTATCCCGTATAGACGGAGTATCAGATGCTAATCGCTTCATAAATATCATCAAGGGAAAGCAGTTTGACTATCCCGTATACATCGACCTTGAGCTGACAAGTCCGGCCGACAAGTGCGGCGCTACTGATGCTTGCATTGGATTTTGTCAGACTATGGAAAAAGCAGGATATTACTGCGGAATATACGCATCTGATATATCTGGATTCGTAGATAGACTTGATATGAGCAGACTAACGCAGTTTGACAAATGGGTCGCACGGTACGGCGGCAAACCAACTGCTGTAAAGAGATACGGCATCTGGCAGAAATGCACCGGCAGCGTCAGCGGCATCTCCGGGAAAGTTGACCTCAATGAGGCCTACGAGGACTACCCGGCTATCATCAAGGCGGCAGGGCTCAATGGCTATAAGAAGCAGTCCGCTGCGTCTTCTGCCAAAGAGAAAAAGCCTGTTACTATCACTATCGATGATAAGACGTACTCCGGATTGCTGGAGGAGATGTAAAAAAATCCGCCCTTGGGAGACCAGGGGCGGACTTTTCTCATATCAGGTTAATGAGGCAGATAAAGATATATGCGGCGAGCGGTATGAATTCATATGCATGAAGTGATTCTCTGAGCTCTGCGTCGTCTATGTAGGCTGTATAGTTCATGATTTCCCTCCTTTATCTATTTCCAACCTGCATATTATATCATCTGCCTGAGCGTGGTGCAAGTACCCTCTGTGTCTGATTTTGTCGAAAGATGTCGGATAGTGTCGAAAAGGAGAAAAATTTATATTTTAACATTGTGATTTTGCGATTTTTTCCACTTGCTGTAAAGCTGCAAGTGGATATTGACAGGCATTGTGACAGGCATAGAATGATTTTTTTCAGCATTTTTAATCACTTCTGACCTACTATTTTAGTCTGGACAAAAAATAAAGCCCTTTGAAAATACCAATAAATAGGCATTTCAAAGGACTTTACAATGGAGCTGATGATCGGACTTGAACCGACGACCTACGCCTTACCAAGGCACAATTAATTACCTGAATTTAGGCGATTATCTAACTTTTTGACAGGCATCTGACAGACACTCTCCTGAAAGATAGTCGTTGAGTTT